TCTTCTTCTGTCTTCAGACGGATCACCTCTTTGTGAGGCATATCACCCATTACTAAATTTTGTACCAACGGCTCATAGGCTGGCTTAGACAGTTCAATCACTGGATGCACCAGATGGCGCTTCAGCATCGTGTCAGGAATGATGCGAGGAAAGCTAGTCTTAGGGTGGTCACGACGAAATTGCCCGATTGTGTAGGGAAATTCTACGGGCTGGTCGTTTGTGATCTTAACGTGCATTTGGAGATCCTATTTAGCTGAAGTTGTCACCTATCAAGCGTCCGTAGTAAGTTGTGCCGCCATCTTGCGTGAAGAACGTCAGTATGTCCGTCTCACCGCCAGCAGGGGCTGTGGGTGGTGTACCTGCTGGCCACTCGACAGAGGCAGGGTATGTGAAGGTCGCATCTACGGCAGAGCCTGTGGAGTATTCATTTACGTCATCTCCAGCAGTCCCAATAACGTACATTTTTGTCCCATCGGGTTTGAAGAATACGCCGGTTGGATTTATTTCTTGAGCAGCAACACTGAAGTTCTGTAAGTAAGATGCACTAGAAACATCCCAAGCAGTGCTTAAATCATACTCATTAACATCATCTCCAAGCACCCCAATAACATACATCTTTGTGCCATCGGGTTTAAAGAAGATGCCGGTTGGAAATTCTTCTTGAGCGGCGACACTGAAGTTCTGCAAGTAAGATGCTGAAGTGACATCCCAAGCAGTGCTTAGGTCATACTCATTAACATCGTCTCCAACAGTCCCAATAACATACATCTTAGTGCCATCAGGTTTGAAGAATATGCCTTGTGGATTTGTTTCTTGAGCAGCAACACTAAAGTTCTGTAAGTAACTGGCCGACGTTATATCCCAAGCAGTGCTTAGGTCATACTCATTTACATCATCTCCACTTAACCCAATAACATACATCTTTGTGCCATCGGGTTTAAAGAAGATGCCGGTTGGAAATGCTTCTTGAGCGGCGACACTGAAGTTCTGCAAGTAAGATGCTGAAGTGACATCCCAAGCAGTGCTTAGGTCATACTCGTTTACGTCATATCCAAAACGACCAATAACATACATCTTAGTGCCATCAGGTTTGAAGAATATGCCTTGTGGAACTGTTTCTTGAGTAGCAACACTGAAGTTCTGCAAGTAAGATGCAGTAGCTAGGTCATAGCCTTCAGAAATATACAGGCCAGTTAGCACCAACGTAAATCCGAGGGCAGTACCCGTTGTAGGGGGGTTGCTAAACACAAACGTAGTGTCAGCCGTAGGGGTGTAGCTAAACACGTTGCCCGAAGTCAGGTCAAGAGTTGTGCCTGTGATCGTTCCAACCTTCTCAGCAAGCGGGGAACCTTCGACAAAGCCTTTTGTGTAGTCGATGGTTACTGACATTTATACAGCCTCCGAACCGTTCATATCGTCCTGAGCCATGACCCAAGCATAGCACTTGTCGAGAAACTGCGTGCCTTCACCAACTTCAACATCAGCCAAGTCAGCGTGATAACGGCGGAAGTCAACTTCACGCGTGTCATCATCAGGTTCGTTAGTGGCATAGCCCGCAACGTCAATCATAACGCTGAACTTGGGCCCGTCACCCGAACGCTGGCGGCTGATTGCTGCTGTAGCAATGCGGAAGTATGCACCTGAGAATGGTGTGCCATACTGCGATGTCGAAAGATCAATCTGGATTGCCATTAGTACGTTACCTCGGATGTGTTCAAAGTGGCGACCCAGCGAATGTTTGTTGCCGCTGCGCCTGTGACCTCGATCTTGAGGCCACCGTTTGTCGTGTCTGCACTGAGAACCATGCCCCAAGCAGGCGTGTTGTCGAGGATGGTTGTGGCGCTGTTTACTAGCACTGTGGTGCCTGCCGAACCTTCTCTGCGGATCAAACCCTCTACTTTCCATGCTGCGCAAGCTGTGCCGCCGGATGCTTGTTGGCGAGCGACGATGGTGCCGTGGAAAGCGTAGGCAGAGTTGTTAGGGAGGATGATTTGATTGTTAGTTGATGCTGCGCCGCCATCTGTAGTTAAAGCATCGGGTGTTGCGTCTGTTGTTGCAAGACGCAAAGGAAACATACCTTGCTGGCTGTCTCCGTCGTTGTTGAAAGTGCTCCCACTAAAAGCAAATCGTGATTTAACGCCTTGATCGTCTGCGCTAAAACCAAACACTACACTGTAGTCAGCCGTTCCAGAAGAACTATATCCAATGTTTACACCACGCAAGCCAGAGTGAGTGCCGCTTCCTTCTCCATCAATTACGATAGAGCCACGACCCGATGCAACAGCATCGCCTATGCAAATAGAGTTCAGCCCCGTAGCTTGGGCAGTGTCACCAATCGCTGTTGATTGATTACCAGATGCCTTTGCCAAATTGCCAATAGCCACCGAGTTAGCCCCAGTAGCCCCATAGCTTGAGGCGCTGGTCGAAATAGCTGCTGCGAACGAGTCCGCGCCAGAAGCGTAGGCTTGCCCTAAAGCGGCAGAATGTAAGCCACTGCTCTGGGTTCCCGTTCCAATAGCTACACTGGACGTATTTGTTGCGTCAGTAAGCCAACCAAGAGCAATGCTTTTAAAACCACTTGAAACAGCGTACTTATTAAATGCCATGCTATACTGACCGCTTGCAGTGGCACCCATAACGCTGAAGGTTGTTTCGTGCGATGATGTGGAGCCACTCCCAATAGCCACCGCATTTGCACCAGTAGCAGATGGAGCAGTAGGGCTGCTTGGGTTCTCAGCGTATAGCTCAAGGGCAGTGCCTCCACCGCCCCCGCCTTCTTTCTCAGCCGCTTGATAGCTGCCAACACCAGTCGCAACAGCAAGCCGATCCTCGTCGGTGATTACATAAATCTGACCCAACAGCAAACCATTGGCTGCGGCCAGTGTGTTCAGGTCAGCGCGTGACCCTCGTTTGTGTTGGACGTCTGGCATTTAGAATGTTCCGCAGTCTACCGTTTCAACGGCCAATGTGACAAACGCGTTTCCCGCATCTTTGGTCATAGCCATTGATGTGTTCATGCGCAGGATGCCGTCAGTGCCGTCCGTGCCAAAAATAAAGCCCGCGGTTCCACCGTCAACAACAGACACTTTCTCGTCAGACGATCCCGCGGGGATGCTGAGCGCAGTTTTAAACGAGTTAAACGTGATCCGCTTTTCTTTTACACCAGCGGCACTAGCGTCGTGAATGATGAGAAAGTCGGCCGCCCCGTCAACAGAAGCAAGCGCATCAAGGGCGTCAATGGCTGGCACGACAGGAACCATTGTCGTGGCGTCTGTTGGAAAGTGCGCCGTTTGTCGGTCGGTCGTAAAGAAAACCTGACCGGGCAAGAGGGACGACGAAGGTAGGTTAGCAAAGAGGCCGCGTTTCTGCTGTACTGAAGGCATTGGGGTATTCCTTTATGTTTTAGTTGAACGTTCCAAGGTCTAACGCGCCGTTGACAAACAGCCCCGCCGCGCTTGTGGTTAAGAGATTGCCCGCCTGAGGGTCGATTGTGAGCGTAGATGTGCCGGGCGGCCCCTGAATGCCAACGGTGACAACAACGGGGGGCGCGGTCTGCTGAACTACAACAACAGTCATCGCGTAACCTCTTTGCTCAAAATGACAAGCCCCTCAAGCCACCGGGCGGCACTGGTTGCGCTGGTCACAAATTCCAGATCATAGACGCCATCTGTCAGGATCGTTTCGGTTTCCGCTGCGGTCAGCGTCATCGTCACGACGCCGGTCGCGCCGTCAAATGCAAGCCGCCCGTTGGCAGTGGTCAGGTCCATAATAACGTCAGAGGATGCCAGAGTCTGGCGAATTTGCATACGCCCGGTCAGGCCTGTCAGATCAACAGGCGTTCCGCCCGCAGTTTGCAGGAATGTCACGACCTCCGAAAAGTCAGAGCCTTGGTAGATTTTCAGATCAACGCGTGCCGGAACAACGGTCATTTGCTCACCTTCACCATCCAAGAAATAACAAATCCGGCTGAGTCCATCGGGATAACTTCTTGCACGGGCCAATTCACGCCGTTGATCGTCATCACGTCGGACGTGCTAGGGGTAATCGTGACACCATGATTTACCAGCGAATAGACTTGCTCACCCACGCCCAGCGCCAAGCCAGTCCGCTGCGTGTATGCCTTGGCGGATGGCTTGGCCGTGAAAGTGTGAACCACTGGCGCGCCCGGCGTAGGGTTCCATTCCGGACCTGTGGGCTGCCCTGGCCGGGTTATGGTCACATAGGCCGCCCCAAGCCCATCTCCCGCATCACGCCCCGCCTCAGCATAGGCCAGCGCGACTTCTGCGGCAATGGCGGCCCCGCTCATACCAGCCTCGGGCCGGTCGAGTAGCCGTAAAGCCCTCCGCCGATGCACTGGCGCAACATGGTTTCAATCTTGGTGGATCTTGGGATGGACGCGCCGCCCTTGCTGGCATCGCCCGTCGCGGTCCATTGAATGTCACCCACCTTGGTCAGAACTTTTTGCTCGGCAGGCGTGAATGTCTTGGTCCAGATAAAAGGTGTCGCTACCTCGGCGATGGCCGCCTCATATGTGGCTTCCACGACATTCGCGCTGTCAACGGTGCATGTCGATCCGTCCAGATATGTGAATTGGATATAATCTGACGCCCTGACAAGCGCCTGCAAGGTCGCGGCGGTGTCAGCGATTACCGTTCCGCGCGCGCCCGCGTATGTGATGAGTGCCGCAACGTTGCCGATCATGTGACGCTCCAATGAAGGGGTGGGCCATTACAGCCCGCCCGTTGATTATTTCTTGCCGGTTGGCATGACGGGCTGTGCAACCGGCACAAGCCACCCGCTGCTGATCCACCCGGCAACACCCTCATTCTTTGCCAGATCGGCAGAGATTGAAGCGTCGCCGCCGAGTTTGACCTCAGTGCCGTCCGGCAGAACCAGCGTGCCAGGATATGTGCTGGTGTGCTGTGCCATGTCTACAGGCCCGTGCCGTACCGCACAGCCGCCGGAGTGCGGATGCTTACCGGCGCGAACCGGAACGCGCCGTAGGTCCGCACTTCAAGTCCTGCCTGTTGAGGGGCAAGGAACATCAGCGGCATAGGCATGTGCAGTTTCACCACGCTCGGATCGTTGCGGTAAACCACCATCTTGTTGGTCAGGTTGTAGTCAGAAAAGATGTTCAACGGCAGGCCGGTTTGAGCGGTGTAGACGTTGGCGCGCCGGATGAAGTCCAGAATGGTGGTGTCGCTTTCCGGTGCAAGCTGGCGCGTGGCCAGATCACCGAATTGAGCGATTGGCAACACGATAGTATCCGCAACCTGCGTGCCAAGACTGGCCGACTGGATGCCGGTCAACAGGCCGTTGATGAAGGCCAAGATCGCGGCAGGGGTGGACAGTGCAAAGGTTGCCGCAGACGCAGCCGACGTGATGCCCGTGGTGTTGAAGAACCCTTCAATACCCATATCCGCGTTGCCGATCAGCGCAGTGCTGTTGACCAGCATCTCATACGCCATCCGCGCCGCATTTGCCGACTCAGTGGGCAGGTTCATGCCCAGTTGTGCCGCCGCGCCGATTTCCTCAATCGAATAGGAATACATGACGCCCGCCATATTGACGGTCTGCTCAAACTTGCCAGTCGTTACATCAACGCGCGGGATGTCTTCCCCTTTGCCGTTGATAAACTTTGCGCGCCCGACCGAATCTTGCGTGAAGAACGTGACGGATGCCGCAAATTGATTTGCCGACGTGTCCACCTGCATCAAGCGAGGGTAAAGGATCGTCGGGTATGGTTTGCGCATCACCTCGGCTTCGATGTGGCTGCGCTGCGAAATGACGAAACCCAAAGCTGCGGGCGCGTCCATGATCTGCGTGTTCATTATATTTGCTCCTTACGGCAGATAGACGCGAACAAGATCACCGATCCCGCCCGAAGTTTCAAATTTTGCCCCGGCAATCGTGGTGGCAAGGCCATCACCGATCACGCCGGTCGCGGCGGTAAACGTCACGGCGTCGCCAGGATCAACGGCAGTCGATGCCGTGACCCAGACAGTGCCCTTGCGCAGAATACCGGCCATTTCGCCGACGATATATTCATCGCCAACGCGGGTCTTGTCGATAATGGCAATGCCTTCAAAGCCGGTGCCGCCAAGTTTGACCGCTCCGTCAATAACACCGTCACGACCGACCACGCGGCCAAACGCAACTGCGGCAGTAGTAACCCGCTTGGACACCACGTCTTTGACTTGCTGACCCTCGGCAATCATACCGGGAAGGCCAAGGGGCATTGCAGCAACAGCGGCCCCGAATGCGTCTTGAATAGGCATGATTTATGCTCCTTTGCCAACGGATTGAAGATAGGCCGTGCCGAGGCCCTTGACGTATTCGGCACGCGCGTCGGTCGCAACCGTCACGCCAGTTTTCAGCGCGTCGGCCACAGGGTCACCTTTGGCAGCATCCTCTGACAGAATGTCAAAGCGCGCATCGACATAGGCGTCGGATTTGCCAGCAATAGCCGCGTCACCCAGAACAGCCAATACGGCGGCTTTACGGATGGCAGCGTCAGACAGGCCCGTCGTTGCCAGGTCCTTGGCGATTGCCTTGGCCTTGCCGATCAGATCAGCCCGGGCCGCGACCTTGGCGTCAAGATCCGCATCGGACAGGATCGACTTGGAAATTTCAGCAATCTTGGCGTCCTTGGCTGCCAGTTCGCCGTCTTTGGCCGCCATTTCCTCAGCAGCATTCTTTTCGGCGGCTGTCATGTCCTTCATCAGCTTTTCAAGCGCCTGCGCGCCCGCGTCGGTCGTCACGACGGAAAGCCCGTCAATCTGGACTGTCCGCGTCTGAATGGCGTCTGCCATGATTGCGTCCTTTTCGTCTGTGATGGGGGATGCGCCCCACCGCGCTACAGTGCTTGGTTGACTGTCACCGATTCTTGCCATTGGTCCCGCCCTACCGGCGGAGACTATAGCAATGTGGTTTCCTACAATGTTCGTTTGCCGCGCTTGATACGCGGTTCCGTCCGGCGCGATCCCGTCGCCCCAGACCAATTCCGACGTGTAGCCGACCGACAATTCGCGCTTGCCGTCCTGCACCTTGCGGATTGTGGCGGCATCGGTCAGCTTGATCCCGATGCGCAAATACTCGCCGTCGCGCAGCACTTCCTCATTCGTGGTGCCGACCGACACCATACGCGCCGTGTCAGCCGTGACCAAATCGGCGGGGTGGTCGTCAGTGACTGGCAGCAAGCCGAACGTTTGCAGCGATGCCTTGCGGAACACTTCGGATTCATCCCTGTAAACTGTCACCTTGTCCAGGTCGGGCCGGTCCAGTTCCACGCCAAGATAGTTTTGCGTGCCGATGCGGGCGGTGCGAACATTGGCGACCAGATACCCTTCGTCTGTGACGCGGGCACCTGTAAGCGTGGCGGCGTCTGTCATTTTCATTCGTCTGCCTCCACCACGTTAAAAAACTCTTTCACTTTGCCCTCAAGCCCCGGAAACGCGCCGCTTTCGGTCAGCGTATTTACGATTGTATCCGCAAGCGCCTCTTGTGGCAATATATCCATATCATAAAGCACTTTCACACTGTCAACCAGAACTTTGCCCATGTCGGCCCGTTCTTTGGCAGTCGGCTGGAATAGCGGACGCCACGTCCAATGCAATTCGGGCGGGCGATTGCCCAGCGCCGAACGGATCAGGCATTCATTCAAAATTTCCATTGCAGGATCCAGATCAAGCGTTTGCATGACGCGGACCCGATCAAAATAAACTTTCTCATCGCCCGCGCCGGTAGCGTTCATCCCTGCCGCCGCAATGCCGAATAGCCGGGTCATCGGAACGCCCGCCGCAGCAGCGACCATCTGCATGAAGCGGTCGATGATGTCCGGCAGCGTGGCGAAGCTGGCGGTTTTCTGATCGTATGTGTCTTCTGAGTCCATCAGCAGCGCGCCGTTGATGCCCTTGCCGCGCGCGGTCAGGCTGGTGCGGGCAAGGACAACAGCCTCATATTCCGATCCGCCGCTTCGCAGCCCTTCGTTGAACCCGTTGATGCCGATCACGTCAATTTTAGCCTCGAACACAAGCGACGCAACGTTGGCAATGGTGGCGTCCAGGTTCCGCACGGCGCTGATCGTGGCGTTCAGCGTGCTGTCACCCCATCCGGGATGTGCAGAATATCTGTCGTCAGGGACTTCTTCGCCCATGGCAATGACAAGGCGACTCGGGTGGATTTCTACCGATGCGCCGGTGGCGGGATTCATCCGATACATGATTGGTTTGCCAAACCCCAGCAGGCGCGGGTCGCGCTGGATTGCCCCTGCCGTTATTTCCGACCGGTTCAATACGGCGAGATATTGCAGGCCACCCGTGCCGATCCGGGCAGGGTCCAGCGGCTTCGATGCGTCCAGGTCGCGCGTGCCGATATAGATTGCAGCGCCGCCGAACAGCCGGGCGCGCTTGAGGTTTTGCATCGTCTTGCCCTGCAAGCCCAGCCGCTTTTCCTCAGCCTCGATTGCTGTGATCTGTTCCGCATCGGCCTGCCATTCCCGCCATTCGCGGGTCGCATCTTCTGCGGGCAGGTCCACGACGTTACGGGCAATGGCGCTGGTGCGATACATGGCGACAAGCTGATCGTCGGCGATTGTGGTGTTGTAATAATGGGTGTGCGCCGCCTTGTCCCGGTCCGTTCCGAGATTGGCGACGATGTTGCGCAGGCCGTCCATAATACTCATATTGTTCCAGCCCATGAATTATTTACGCCCGCCAGCATGTCAAACGCGCGTGTCGCGGCGTCGATCTGGTCTTTGAACTTGCCCATCGGGAACGTTGCAGCCTCGTCCAAGAAATCACCATTCCAATCGCCTGCCACAATGTCCACGTTTCCGGCTTCGACCTGTGCAGCCAGTGGCATTGCGCGCGTTTCTTTGTCGCCCGTCTCAGGGCTTGACGTGTAACTGTAACCCATCAGCGACGATTTGAGAAGATGCAAAGCCCAGGACTTGCCAGCAGACCCCGGATCCTGCGGAATTGAGCCACGAACCGCCCGCCCATCGGCCGCCGCCGTGCTGCCCAGCAGCCGCTCAACACCCGCCGCGTTCACCCGGTCTTTGACAACGTGGGCGATGCAAAGACGCTTGTCCGGGCCGATTCCCAGCTTGACGCCAGCCGTCCTGGCCGCTCCATGATCGTCCGTTGCGGCCAAGTCCCATCCCCTCACCCACCGATATCCCGCAGGCTCCGCTTGGATGACGCGAAAGTCGGACCGCTTGAACATGCCGCCGCCGCGTGGTGCAGGGCGCTGTTGAAGCTGTCCGGCGGCGGCGTAGATGCCCATCGTCTTTTCAAGGTCCGCCACTTGGTCCTCGGGGAACCGATCAGGAAACAGCAGTTCGCCTTCGATTGTTCGCGGATCGGTATAGAACGGCGTGGAGCATCGCCGATCCGATTCAAACCGCATCGGCAGGCAAAGGTGGGTGTAGCCTAAATCAATTGCCACGGCAGAAACGTCAGACTCGTGCAATCGCTGCATGATGATTACAATCGCGGAATCTTCATTGTTGACGCGGGACGGCAGGGCTTCCCGGAATGTAGCAACGCCCGTGGCAAGTTTCTGGACGCTGTTGGCATCTGCAACGCTGTGCGGATCGTCGATCAGAACCCTATCGCCGCGCGAGCCTGTCATTCCCTCGAATGCCATGGCTTCCCTGAACCCGGTCTTGTCGTTTTCAAACCGCAGCTTGGCGTTGTTGTCGGCCATCAGATTCATTGGCCAGCGTGATTGATACCAGTCCGACTGGATCAGGCGACGGCATTTCATTGCGTCCCGGACGGCCAAGTCTTGCTTGTGCGCCGTGCCAAGGAATCGCATGTAAGGTAATTCTTTAGGCCCCCATTCCCAAGCGGGCCAGATTACGCCTGTTAACAGCGACTTCATGGTGCCGGGCGGCACGTTCATCAGCAGGCGGGTGATGTCGCCCCGCGTGACGGCTTCCAGGTGCGCACAGATGGCGTCCAGCGCCCAACCCCACTTGAGCGGCGTGGACGGCTCCAGGACGTGCCAAGCGCGCCGTGCAAAGTATGCCAGTGATCGGCGGCACAGTTCTTTTTCGGCGGCAATGATGTCAAGCGGTGTCAGTTGCATCGCCAAGCGCCACAATTTCCGCCAGGGCTTCAGGTGACAGGCGGGACACGTCCAGCGCGGCCTTGGGCGACATGCTGCCGTCCTCACTGATCAGGTTCACGTCAGCCGTTTCGCGCCACCGGGCGCGCGTCTTGAGCCAGAACGTCATTGACGCTGTGTCGCCGCCTTTGGCTTTGTTGAACAGCGCGCCGCCGATTGTGGCGTTTGCTTTCGCCATCGACAGGTCCAGTTCGTCGCGGTAGTGCAGCCGCAATGTCTTTTTGTCGATGCCTATCACGCGGGCGATCATGTCCTGCGTCGTGCCGACCGTCGCGTGAAGCTGCACAAGCTGGCGCTGCGCATCGCTTGGCGCGTGCTGTTTGCGTCCACAGGGGTTTTTAGGCATTCCGTTCATGCGTTAAATATAGCGCGGGTAATTATTGTTGACAAGGTGGTTGACAGAGTGGACAATAACGGGTAATAAGGATCAACAGACACACCGGCAAGGAGCCACACCATGACACGCACCATTTTACAAATTGAAAACGAAATGGAAATCGCACGGATGCGCATGGACCATGCCCGCGACAAGCTCTGCGAAGTGATCATGGCCGGAAACGCATCGGAGGAAGCCCGCCTTGAGATGGTTCACGCCGCCGCGATTGAAGATTACATGGGCTTGAAAACACGCCGCGCGAAGATGGTTTGACGCCCTGCGCCCCGAACGGCTGGCCCGTCGCCTCAAGCGTGGCGGTCTGGCCGGTGAAGTTCTGCCAGCGGATCACAGCCATATCCACATATGCTGGGTTCAACTCGATAGCGTAGACGCACCTGCCCGTCATTTCGCCCGCTATAATCGTGGTGCCGCTGCCCGAAAACGGTTCATATACCGCTTGGCCTGGGCTACTGTTGTTCTCGATTGGCCGTTTCATGCACTCGACCGGCTTTTGCGTGCTGTGGCCGGTTTCTGACTTCTGCGGCTTGGGAATTTGCCAGAGGGTGGTTTGCTTGCGGTCGCCGCAGTAATGGCCTTTCTTACCGTCCCTTACCAAATACCAGCAAGGCTCGTGCATGGGGTGATAATCGCCCCGACCAATTGCGAAATGGCTCTTGGCCCAAATAATCAGGCTCCGACCTTTGAAGCCGTTTGCCTCAAGGCTGCTTAAAACGATGCTGGTCTGCAAACTACCGTGCCAGACATATGCCACGTCGCCGGGGAATAGCGCCCACGCTTCTGACCAGTCAGCAGTATCGTCGTTTGCAACCTTTCCGACTGCCCTGTGTTCGCCAGTGCTTAGTCTAGTGCCGTCAGCGTTCTTTGCCTTTCCCCGCCACGATGCGTCATATTCCACCCCATAAGGCGGGTCAGTCACCATCAGGTGAGGCTTGACGCCCGCCAGCACGACCTCGACCGTATGCGCGTCGGTAGACGATCCGCAGGCTAGCCGATGCCGCCCCATTAACCACACGTCGCCCAGAACCGTCACGGGCACGGTAGGCGCGTCAGGCACCGCGTCGGGGTCTGTCAGGCCCTCGGTGGTGTCCAGTGTCAGCGCGGCTATCTCCCCCAAGTCAAACCCCGTCAGCGTCAGGTCAAAGCCCGCCGCTTCCAGATCCTCAAATTCCAGCTTCAACAGGTCAATGTCCCACTCGGCAAACTCTGACACCTTGTTGACGCTCAGGCGGAACGCCTTGATCTGCGCGTCGGTCAGATCGTCGGCCAGGATCACCGGCACCTCGGTCAGGCCCAGCTTGGCGGCGGCCTTGAGCCTCAGATGCCCGTCCACCACCGTGCCGTCCGACTTGGCGACGATTGGCACGCGAAACCCAAACTCTCGGATCGCAGACGCCACCTTGTCAACGGCATGATCATTCTTGCGCGGGTTCCGGGCGTAGCCGATGCAGCGCTCTATCGGCCACGTTTCAAATATTAGCGACTTATATTGGGGAAATTTCGGTGCAGGCATCACAGCCCGTCCTCCTTTTTGCGCGGCGTTGTGGTTGGCACACCCTTGACCGCGAATGCCACCATGCAGTCAGTAACACGCCTGTCGGGGTTGATACCAGCCAGGCTAAGCACTTTCCGACCCTCCCGTGAGTTTGCCCACAGTGTCAGGGTTTTTAGCGCCCGACCTTTGTGTTTTTTGGACTCTGTTGCGGTATGGCGAATTGCATCATTGAGTGATGTTAATACCACCGCGGACCACATGGCCCGAATGCGTGCAGCTTGTTCTGCGTTATCGGTCATCACCGGCCCCCCGCCAGAACGGCCCGCACACGGTCCATATCCAGGTCAGGCTGCAGCAGCAGCCGGACGGCCTCTGACAGGGCGTCACGCTGCTCTGTGAGCGCGTCCCGCTCGTCCAGCGCGGCCTCATGGTCCTCATCCTGCCAGCGTCGCAACTCGTCCAGTTCGTCCCAGACCCACGCCAGAGACGGCCAGCGTTCCCGGTGCTGTGACGTGCTGTCCGTGTTCAGGCGGGCCACTGCGGCCAGGCTGTCAAATCCGTTACGGGGCATCTGCATTACGTTCCTCCGGTTGTGCAGTTTACGAAATCTAGCGGGTCGTGCCAGTAACATCCAACACAGGTTCCTCTATAGTCAGTAGACCCTTTTGAAACAGGGACATGAAACCCGAGTTGTGTCGCATCAAATCTGATGTTTGTGCTTTTGCACCGATTGCAATGCGTTCTTTTAGCGTCGTTCACTGCCTTGGACAGAGGTTGAAATTCGTCACAGGTCTCCACGGGTTTGAAGTTGTGCTTTCTCCCGTCCTTATGATCCATTTCCAAGTTGCTGCTTATCGCCAAAACGACGCAAAGTTTGTTCTTGTGATAATCGTAGACTTCGGGGGCAATGGTTCCATCAAAAGACAGTTCAGCCCAGCCTGCGGTCGCTACAGAAATGATACTTCCTTGCGGCCCCTTTCGTTTCACCAGTTTGTATTTTTTTGCTAATGACCCATCGTCTCGCGCCCAAGCGCTGCCGTTTCCGAAAGAAGGGAGTCCGTGCAGATGAAATTCCGAAACATTCAACGGGTCACTGTGCCCATGCTTGTCTGGTTGAACTGTTTTTTCAAACCTGTCGGCGTGACTACCTGTCTTGAATGTTATAGCCTTTGGGTTTTTATGAGCCATAACCGTATCCCTTCAAAGAGTCGAACATTATCTGCTGATCCAGAACGTCCACGCAGAAGTAACTAGAGCTGAACGTGATCTTGTTTTCGCTGTTGTCCTGGTTCATGAATTTCATCCGTTCTTCGAACATCAAG